AGGCGTTTACCGCTCCTTCGTTAGATTCAAGCATCTCGAAGGCGCGAACATGCTCCGCTGCGACCACGACCGGCGCCTGATCAGGTTTCGCCTTTGGCTCTGCCGAAGAGAATAAATGTGCCACAGATTCCCACTCCATCGGGAGTTCTTCAGCCAGTCCGCTGCGGGTCTTCGCGTCGTAGGCCGCGCTGTGCGTGGTGAGAATGATGCGCTGCTTGCCGCCGGTGCCCTTGGCCTTGCCGTTCTCGCTTTCGACAACCTTGGTTTTAAATCTGAAAAACCATAGTTCATCCGCCCATTCTTTGACGAGTGGCGATGACTGCTTGCTCATCTTCAGCTCGTAGCGGTCGTAGGCCGTCATCAAGTCCGGCGGCTCCACGCGCTGCACCTTGCTGTGGGCCAGCAGGACAACGTGCTTGCCAATAGCAATAAGCGAATCCAACGCGGTGAGAAGTCGGCTCATACGCTCTGCAACTTGCACCCAGCCTTTACCATATCCAAAATCCTCAATGCTTGTCTTTTTTGTGCTCGCCAGCAGGTCTTCCACGCATAGGCGTTCCGCCCAGTCTGCCGAGTCAATGATTACCGTCTGGTAGTCGCTTGCTGCGACCTCATTCAGCGCGGCGTTGAGTTCTGTCCAGCTATTAATCTCACAGCGGTCGGTGTCCAAGTGCGCTGTGCCGCCCTCGATGTCGAGAAACAGCGGATTCGGGAATTGCGAGGCGAATGTTGTTTTGCCGACCGATTCCACTCCGTAAATTACCACGCGCTGTGATCGTGTTTGTTTTCCTTTTGTTATTTTCATTTTTATTTTCCTATTTTTTTTTGTTAGCAGCGTAAACGGCCACTGCAAGCGCCGCCCATGTGTGGGATTTTATGCCGTATGTTGGCCCCGGCTTGGCCTTTGTTCCCTGCGGCCCGATGAGGTCAATCAAGGCTTGGCGAATGTTCGCGTCCTTGGCTCGCATTGTCCCGCAGAGAAAAAGTTTGATGTCCTTGCGGTAGCATAGGGCAGGTTCGACCCTAGCAACCTCCGTAAAGCGCCCGATCCAGACGCAGGTCTCGAACGTAGAGGCCCCGACTGCCATTCCGTAGCTTGCGATCATTTCGATGGCAACGGCGTCGTATTCGCGACCGATTAGCACCTGCCGCATTTCTGGGTTTGGAACCCAGCCGTGATCGATAACTCTGTCACGGTATTGAACAAACGCGCTGTGCGTCGTTCCTGGGTCAATGGCGAGGATGGTTTTCATTCGTTCTTTTTCTCGATCCTTCCAGCCTCGCGTCCAATGTAGTAGCATGCGACGCATGATCCGAGAGTGAGAAAGGCGAGCGACAGCGCAAATGTCACGCTCATTCGATGCCCTCCTGCGAAGGGTAGTTAAATTCTGCCCAGTGAGTGACGGTTGCATGAGGCGGAGTGCCGCAGCAAAATTTCCAGTTGGTGCCGTCGAAATATCCAGTTTCCAGAAGGTCGTCTCCGAAATGGAGGATGACGGTCTTGTTGGCTCTTGGCGGCTTGCTAGCCTCATTCCAGATCAATCTCATTTCTCCCCCCAGGTTGTGATCCAGTATGTCAATGCTGCGAAAATCGCCACTGGACCGAATGCCTTGAATGCCTCCCATGCAAATTGCAGGGTTTGAATTATTGTTTCGTGTTCCATGATTTTATTTATGTACTGAAACGTATAGCGCGACAATGCCGTGCAGGTGTTGGAACTTTGCTTTTGCATCCTCTATTGAGGAGGCTTCCATTAAGTCCTCAATAGGACCAAAGAGTGGGTCGTATCCCTCGCAGTAATATGTTTTGAGTTTCATTTTTTTAAAACGCAACCGTTGCGTTGAGGGGAATTTTTCATTCTGAGAAAAAATGTAAATACTTTTTTGAAAAAAAATTCTCAAAAAAAGCATTTACAAACCCGCAGATTCAATGCTGGAGCGGGTAGAACGGGTTTTTTATTTTACAACCGGACGGTAAAATGAAACCCTTCTGACCTGAGTACCAAACACCACTTTTGCAATTTTTTTTTCAAATTGGCCTGCTTTGACTTGAGAGTCTAAAATGTGGCAAATTGTGTTTCGAGGCCTGCCAGACTGTTCTGCGATTTCGTAGATATTGCGCCATCCCTCGCTCTCTAGCCTCTCAATGTCATCAACTCTTGTGTCTTCAAATACTCGTTGCCAGGCGGCAGTTATATTGGCAGTAGCCACGGATTGTTGTTTTTTCGTTCGCATAAATTAATCGTAATATTTTTGTCTCTATAGAATCCGTAAGCAAATCCCTGCGACCACGCCAGAGTAGCGCGGCGCGTACTCGCATACTCCATATCGAATCGAGCGAGCATTCCGGTGCAGTGTCCGGTTGCGCCGTCGAGCGTGCGAGCGCGTTCGCTTCCAACGCGGTGGAGGTGAGCGAGAACACAGTTGCCATATGTTTCAGCATGATCGCGGATCGCCTGCACATTGAACATGTATCCGTGCAAGAATTTTGTTCCCCCCAGTTCCGCGTAGCTACGGATGTGATACGGGTACAATCGAGCCTTGAGCTTTTTGGCGGCCTCTTCGATGGCTTGGATGGTTAGCGTAGCGGCGTGAGCTGCGAGCGCGTTTGGTGAGGCTGCGAGTTTGTAGAGCCGCGCTTCGTGGTTGCCAAATAGGATGTGCTGTGGGCGAAGTTCGTGCAGGAAATCAATGCCCGCGCTCAGGTCGTCGCTCACGCTGGCCGCGCGGTCGGCAGAGTTCGGGTCGTTCACGGCTCCTGCGCGAAATGCGGCGAGGTCCAGAAAGTCGCCGAGGTGAAATGTTGTGTCCGGCTTCCAGCGTTCTTTGAATGTGAGGACCGCCTTGCGAGCATCAGGATCAATCTGATCGCCGTGCGAGCATCCGACTGCCATCCATTTTTTCCATCCTTTCATATAAGCTCCTCCTCTTCTTCGTCCTCGTCATCCGGCGGGTTGATTATGTCGTTTGATTGGCCGAGCAATCCCTCGATTGCGTAGCGGTTGCCAAATTTGAGATCCGAGTTGAATGTTTCTCCCCCGTGTTCCCACGTGACGATTGCAAATCCTGCGTCAAAATGTTCTGAGAGTAACTTGCGGACCTCGACCATAACAGCCTCGCGATTCTCCTCCATTTTTTTCATCCGTGCCAGTTGCGGAGCGGCCCGCAGTCGATGTGGACGAATCCGGCGTAGGTGCCGATGCCGCCTGTGAAGATTTTTTCGCTGCGAACATCCTTCGCGATTTTCACGAGGTCGGGGATGGATACTCTGGCTGTGATGTCCAGAGCCATAAAGCGTGTGTGGAGGCTGTTCCTCGCACCGCCGATGGCTCTATTGTATGCCTCGTTTCGGTAAGCCGAGAGTATCTGGATCGGCACGCCAAGCCGCTCACGGATTGCGTCGGCAGCGTAGAGTGCCGGAATGATGTTAGGCCAGAGCGCCTGCGCTGGAATCGCGTTGCATTTCAGGAACGAATTGGAATTGCCGAGAAAAAAGACCTCTTTAGCCGAGAAGTGTTTGATTCCTTGACGGTCGAGTAGCTTTTGGAACTCGGCAAATTCTGGGCTCATTTGTCTCGTCTGGTCGGAGAGTCAAATACGTAAACGCCGTATTTGTTGATGAGTTCCGGCGGCGGGTTAAATGACAGCGTGACGTTGCCTGTCTTAGTTGGCCAAGAGACGGCGCAGCCGGTCATGAATAACATGAAGAGACAGAAGATTGCTGCTGCGAATAGAGACAAGAAAATCGCGCGGTAGTGGTCTTCGATCATTGTCCTCTTCGGAATACGTTGATAATGCCAACTAGCCCGAGGGCAGCGGCGATGATGTGATTTTGCAACTCAGGATCAAGCGTTAGCCCGAGGCTGGCGGCGACAAAAATCAGGCCGCGCCAGGTTGATGTTTGGCCTGCATAGTCGAGGATTGTGTCAGTCAGGTTTTTCATAATTTTGGTGCTTTACTTTTCGCGACATATAAATCGCTGTCAGAATGGCAGCGACTAGGCCCACGCATGCGGTCGCGAATTGGACGCCTGCGGTGAGGTGCGGAAGGAGAGAGATAAAGAAGCTCGTGGCTGATGTTGTGGTTCCAACGAATCCGACGAAAAAAGGGTGGTCGTTCATAAAAATTAAGGCAGTCCGAGCCCTTGGCCGAGGGTGGATTTGTAGAGGGAATAGATCAATGGCGCGCTTACTGATCCGTTGTAATAGAGTGCAAATGGAATAATTCCTGTTAAAAACACTGCTGGCACTGATACATTTCGGCAAGCAATCAACAGAGGTTCAGTTGCTGTTGGCATGATTCCAGACAGAGTGAGTTGTTGTAATAAATTTTTATTTTTAAAAAAAGATGGGCCTTGACCGCTCAATTTTTGTAAGGCAAGGCTCGCTATTTCGTTAATAGCCATTTGACCTTGATTAGTGGAGCGCGCTGTCGGGTCATTGATTGTTAATGTCGCCCCAGAGTCATTTCTTGTAATCAACAAACTTTGTTGAAGTTGAGTAAAAATGTCACCGAAATCGCCAGATGTTCGTTTTGCCACCGCAAACATTGTTGCGTTATCTTGCGCGCTCGGAGTAAAATTTGTGTTGATGTAGTTGCTTGATGCGCCGTTAAAAGTAACTCCATCCGTACCCCAAGTCGGCCCGTTTACCAGAGTCCCGTTGTATGTACCCAGCCCTCCCAGCGAGTATGCCGTTGAGCCTGTCCCTGCGTTTTGCGAGCTGCGCAGCGGCCAACACACCATGCTGCTCCAGAGGCCGAGGCGTTTGATAGCCTTGACGAAATGATTTATCTCCGCGCGAGCTGTCGCGCCGCTCGTGTTGATATACGCTCGCGCGTCGGCGTCGAATGATGATGTCAAGAATGGAAATCCTAGAATCATTAGAAAATGTCGCCTGCCAATACCCAGTCATTAGTCGCGAGCTTTGTGAGTGATGCCACGCTGTGCTGGCTCGAGAGATTGCTGGCACCTCCAGCCGCATTAACAGTGACGCCCGCGCCAGCCGTCACAGCAACACCGCTCACTGCGGAGCGATAGAGCAGCACCTGCGAGCCGGTCGGGAATGGCACGGTAGAATTTGGCGGGACGGTAATCGTCATGCCTGTAGTCGCATTGATCAGGCCGTAGGCGTCGGAGAGAGCGAGAGTGTAGGCCGAGACAGCCACTGAATTAATTGGCAGCGAGAACTGGGGAACCGGCGAAAAGGAATCTGCATCGATAAGTTCTTCCGAGACGGTGCATGGGCTTAAAATCACGGTCTCACGGGTGCCGCCATCTGTGATTTCAATTTCGAGATCCAGCTCTACAGATGGGTCGTTCCCAACAAGGTCGCGCAGAGCATACGTTGCAAAATTAACGTCTGCGGTCTTGCCAGGTTTTGCGGTGAGGTTGCTCTGAATTGTTAATGTCGGAAGGTCGGCAAAACTTTTGGCACCTGCAAACGTGATGTCGTAGTACTCGCCTTCAATGCCAGCAACTGTGACACCTCCGGCGCCGATTGAATCAAGCGCGGCTAATGCCGATGCGATGTTTGCAGCCGTTGCGTTGGCAGCGAGTGGGGCTGTCTGCCTCAGAGTTGTGAGCACGCTGCCGGTCGTGGCTGTGCCTGTCAGCGCCGTTCCGCCCGCAGTCACTGATACTGTGAACTGAGTCGGCTGTGGGACGGTTTTTACAAAGTACTGCGTGCCATTAGAAAATCCTGTCAGTGCTGAAAATCCTGTGAGCGTGACAGGTTGGTTGAGCGCGAGACCGTGGTTTGCGGGCGTGATAAAAACGCCCGATGTGACGAGTGAGCCAATCGTTATTGATGCGCTTGGAGTCGTCAGACGGTATGTGCCTGAGAATGGTTTTTGAGAAAACGAGAGCCGTTGAATTTCGTTGTTTGTTTCGGAACCTGTGACTGTGGTTGCGATCGTGGCGGTTACTGCGGTTGAGAGGTTGGTCCAGGTCGATTGATATACTGCTGGAGTAAGCCTGAGTTGTATCTCTTGGACCTCTTTTGCTGTTGCGCTCCCAGCCACTCGCTCACCGATCACAGCCACCGTGTCAGGGATGAGCTGCGAAACATCAGCGGTTATGCTTCCGCGTGTCCCTGCGGTTGCAAAGCGGACCGTGAATTGCTCTGAGAGTTGCCCTGTCACCGTCACTCCGCCAGCGCTTGATATCGCTGAGAGCGCGTTGAGCGCGGTTTGAATCTGACCGGCAGTCACGGCTGCGTCAAGTGCGGTTGTGGTATCTCCGCCAAACGTTAGCGTATATGTTCCGGTCTCTGGCGTGCCTGTGCGCGAGCCTACTCCGAGTTTTACGGTTGCGCTTGATTTATCGACAACCGTGAACGGTGCAGAGAAAACCCCGGTCGCTCTTAAAAAGTATAAATTAAATGATCCTGTATCACCCTTGGTGAATTTGATCGCCCCTGCTGGTGCTAAATTAGTTTCGCTCGTTGCGAGTCGATTGTTGGTGAGGTCGATGAATAAATCGCGCGCCATGTTAAATTGATGGATGTGTCAAATAGTTGCGCGCCGAGTCACAACATCCGCTGACCTGATTGGCAGATGAGGGATGCGAGACGTCCGCGCGATCTCGTAGTTTTGCTGCAAACTCGGGAGTGTTCTCTCCATTTGCAATGCAACGCATGCACGCGCCTACAAACGGCCTCCCGCCATATAGTCCGAGCGAACAGAGACGGCTGCCGTTGTCGCTCCCAAATGGCAATGACTGAAATTCACAGGTCATGATATTATTATTGGGGCGTTGAAGACGTCTGTATATGTCCCGTCCGGTTTGTTTTGATCGCCGTCGCGGTATCCTTCGCCAGACGTGTCCACCGACAGTGTCCCTGAAAAAATTTCAAACAATCTGGCTGTCTCTAAAAACCATCCAGGACGCCCAGCGCTTACGCCTGGTGACGATTGATATGTTAATCGAGCAAATGCCAAAGCGCCCTCTCTCTCGGGAGTGTAAGGTTCAGTATATCCAAATTCGTGATAGACGACCTCCCATATACACAGACCTGTTCTTGGCAATGTATATTCGCTGTGATTCGGCCCCCAATCATATGTGTCGTTGAAATTATACTCTGCCTTAAATTGATCGATTACAGCGCCACCTGCTTCTCTCAGCAGGCAATTTCCAACGGTGCGCGATCTCCCAGTGATTGAATCACTCAGAACCCAAGCGGTCTGAGCAGAATTGATTGCGAGCGATATATCACCTGCTACGTATCCTCTCCCGCTCCTGTTCGCATTCCCTTCATAATAGCCTGCCCAGTTAATAGTCACAGAATCAGGCAGGTCAGTGTCTGGGTATGTATTTGGAGGCGATATTGGTTGAGCTGGGTACAAACAACAACTCGGCTCGGGGCAACATGTGCAAGAGACCCGTCCTTCTATTGCGCTTACTCTCCCGTCTCTCGTTTTAATTGTCATGAGCACGCCTCTGTCTCAATCCACGTCATCACGCCATCGACAGAGCCAAGCACGTACGTGCCAGTTTCAGGGAGAGCTGGAATTTTAAGAACTCGTTTTAAGTGCCCACCTTGGCCTGTGACATTTTCAATTAGAGTTTCGTCGGCATCTAATGCTGCAAAAACAAAATTGCGCATGAGGTCCGTTGCTTTGATGGAATACGGGTAGTCGGCATTAGTCTGCCCTCTCGCGCGCTGCGCTAGTTCTTGAAAATCGACAGGCAAATTCATCTCGCTCTATAAATTATGTTTCCGCTAAATTCGGGCGCAAACCCAACTGTGCATTCTGTGAACAGGCCGAATCCAACAAAATTTGAGGTCTCAATCCCATAGTTTGTTGTAACGCCGCTATAATCGAGCTGTATGCTCGATGGATCCTGAGTGATAATCGTCACGGCCTTCATGGCAATAATGCCATTCTCATTCGGCACATTCAGGAAATTGTAGAATGACGCCAACTCATCATTATTCAGCACAAAACTCTGGCTGATTTTTTTTGCGATAACATCGTATGTATAGACTCCGAACCCAGATGTTCCAATTATTGCGCTGCCTGGAACTGGGGTTAGTCCGGCGTTGATGCCCGTATAGTAAAATGTCCCGAATGTGAGCCTCTGAGTATCTGCAAAACTGTTTTGTTGGCCTGTCACGTTTGTCCTCCCGTACGCCGTAACTCGAAACTCAATAAATCCATCTTCGCGCCTCTGCTCTTGAGGGTCTGGGAATATATACAAACCGTCGATTGCCGGAGATCCGTCGTCGTTTGGCAGAGTGTTCCCAACAGCCAATTCCGCGCGATAACGCGCCTCGTCTCCGCTCCGGCACATATAACGGCGCTCTACGCGCACCAGCCCGCTAGGGAATGTTTGTACTGAGCGCTCGGGAGAGGAAATTAAATTGCGTGTGCCGTGATAGGTATATGCCATATTAGTATGCGAGCGCCTGCTGCGGGAGTTTAGGTTCTATTTTTTGAACGAGGTTTTTAATTTCAAGCACGAGGTTCTCTAGTGTTTTTCCCCTGTCTTGCTCTGTTTGTTTTTCCCTTTTTTGCTGGCCATCCATACCTGGCCTGTCAACAGATGGCTTTGATTTTCCAAATTTATCGGGGACGGAAACTCCTTCTTTGACGTCTTTTATGCGCTGAGCAAATTCAGATCCAGTTTCCCCCACCTGCATGCTTAGACCTAATTCCTTGCCAATATCCGACAGGCTGCGGCGGTCTCTGCGCGAACCGGTGCCTCTAATACTCTGCTCGAGTTCGTTCCTAGCGATTTGTTTTGCAGTTTGTCGCGCCGCCGAAAATCTCCCTTGCTGAACTTCTGTTTGAGCCTGTTGTTGCAATCGACCGCCTCTGTCGACTTGGCTCTTGGATTCAGCCTCTGCGATGCTTTTGAGCAGACTTGCGGATGTCGAGAGTTCCTGCCGTATCTTGGTTGTAGAACCCTCTGCTCTGTTAAATGCTGTGGCAATAGCATCGGCATCGGTCACTGCTGCGGAAGTGTTGTTTTTAATCTCTTCCGCAGAATTTTCGGATTTCTCGAAATTAGTGCGGAGCTCTGTTCCGATGGATTCGATTTCTTTAAATTTCTGGGCAGCTGCGGCAGATGAATCTCTCGCGCCAAAGATATCGATGTCGCTATTTTTTAAACCGCCAATAACTTTTTGAAATTCCCTATTCAGTGCCTCCGTGTTTGCAGCGAGTCGTTGCCCATATATGTCGCTTGCAGATCCAAGCCCAGCACTGATTTTGTCCAACACGCTTCCGCCTGCGGCATCAAAAGCTGTTTTGAAATTAAGTGCTCCATTTTCGCTAATGAAATTGAGTGCGGAATTAAATTTCCCTGTGACAAACCCGATTGGGTCTGACATTGCATTTTTAAAATCTGAAGCGAAAGCGTTTACAACGTTTCTGAAACTATTCGAGAAAAATGTAATTACGTTTTCAATAGCCTGTCCAAAAAATTCCTCAAACCCTCTTACGATAGAACTGATTCTATCAATAAAGAATTTTGAAAAATCAATCACTGCTTTAGTAAGGGCAATTCCAATTTGTCCGGCGATGATTCCTGGCAACTCTGAAGAAAAAAATGAGCGCAAGAAATTTCCCGCATCAATCAATGAATTTAGGTAATTATTGCCAGCCTGCTTGACACCCGCGAGCAGAGCGATCCCGATTGCTTCAATTGCTGGCATAGGCGCCTTAAATGCACCGATAAGAAAATCTGCTACAGCCATCACTTGCTTCATGAGAGCCTGCCCCCACCCTGCCGCATCCACTCCGCTAAGGGCAGATGTAAACGCATTGAGTGCTGGGAGGGCTTTCTCAATAAATCCTGCTGCAAACTCCATTGCTTTTGAGCTAATCGCCCCCATGTTATCACCAAGGTCATCCATCGCTCTTGCGCTGCGATCCATTGCGTCTGGCATGCTGCCAAGTTGCCCGCGAGCCGTGTCGAGTTCTCCGCTGAAATTGTTAAGCAGGGGTAGAAGCTGACCGCCTGCTCTTCCGAAAATCTCCATTGATACTCGAGCGCGCTGAGCGGGGTCCGAAATTGCGGCGATTTTTTGCGCGAGTAATTGCATCTGCTCGGTCGGAGTTTTCCCAGCGAGATCAACCATAGCGATTCCTAGTGCGTTGAGCGTGTCAGTTTGTTGCGCGCTGCCAGCAGCTGCTTCTGCCATGAACTTTTGCAGTTTGTTAATGCTCTGCCCTACGGCATCAGCTCCAATGCCAGAGTTTTCAAATGCGCGTTGCAACACAAGCAGATTGCCAGCCGTCTCGCCGGTCCGAGATGATAGATCAGTCAGCGCACCGCCGAGATCAATCGCTTGGCGGAACCCATCGACCACCGCGCGAGCGGATGCTGTCGCGGCTTCCACAGCCATCATGCCTGCCTTGACAGCGACTCCTGCCACGCCAGCTGCAACTCCAATTTTGCCGAATGAGATTGGCGTTTGCTTCGATTCGCCATTCATTGACCTAAGCTTTTCCTCCATGTTTTGGAGGCTCTTAGTGCGGCTCAGCGATTTCTGAAACTCATCGGCGGACATCGCCGTTTTTTTCTGTTGTGTGTCAAGTTCGGCAAGTTCCTTTTGGACGTTTTTCAACGTCTGAGATAGTCCTGCGTCCTTTGCTCCAAATTCAACTGTTACATCCGCCATATATTAGGCTATTGAGTCAAAGTTTTTTTCCGCTTTTTCAAAATCGTCTCCATTTGCTTTTTCATTTTGGAAAACACGATTTGTGATGCTTTGAGTTGTTCTATTGGCGGGCAAACTTGGCTAGCGTAACTCGTGTGATTAGTCATTCTGACCCTTGGATTTTTTTTATCAGACAAAAGATTGACCACATCAGAGTTTGGGCTGTCGTGTCGAGTGACCCACGATGGAATCCCTCTTGTTGCTCGTCCTGATATAACCGAAGGGAGCTCGTTAGCGCATGCGGCCCAAGCAGATTTCACCCATCCAACTTTAAGTATTTGCTTGTCAACATATGCTTTTAACGCGTCTTTTCCGACAACCATTTTTTCAATAAACTTCCAGCGCCCAATATCGCGAGTTCGCGATCCGGCAGAAGACATCTTTCCGTTTACAAATTTTTCCTTGTGAAATACTCTCATCTCCTCATAAGAGGCGTTTGGTCGAAAAAAGGCTTTATCTGTCCCATAAACCCGACCGTCTTTAGTGATAAATAACCGAACGTTTGGACCTTCAGCGTAATATTTAAACCCCTCATCTTCGCTTGCATTTGTCGCCATAAACAATCCGGCCCTTGTCTTTCCAGTACCACCTCTTCCAAGCAAGTCTCTAACAATAGCTTTTTCTCCTGTTTTC